TGGAGATTGTGGAAGTCCCTTAGTGGTTATCAATCCTATGATTAGTAGGAAGTTGATAGGCCTTCATGTTGCAGGAACTGTTGGAGTTGGAATGGCTTCCCCTTTGAATAGATCTGACATCGATCGAGCTCTTGCTATGATTTCTGCTGGAGCTAAGATTGAGATGGAGTACGATGAATGGGTTGCTCAGGTGAAAGAGGATGTGCCAGTTCCTAAAGGAAATTTCACACCTCTTGGTTTGGCTGAATACAAAGTAGCCTCTGCCTTAGAATCTTCTTTGAGACCATCGATGATTTCAGGCAAAGTTACTGAGCCGATTACCAAACCATGTCATTTGAAGCCCATTATTGTTGATGGTAAAGTTCTTGATCCAATGATGAAAGGTTTGGAGAAGTGTGCCATTCCTTCGGTTGTCCTTGATAGTGATATGCTAGCTGCTGCAGTTGCAGACGTTAAGCGTAACTTCAAGGAGGACCTCCCTCGCCAAAGAGTCTTGACGGACGTTGAGATGGTTGAGGGAATTGAGGGAGATGAATTTGCTGCTCCAATCAATCGATCAACGGCACCTGGCTATCCGTGGAAGCGGATGACCAATATGCCTGGCAAGACCTTTTGGCTTGGTTCCGATGAGTATAAGCTCGATGAGAATCTAAAGCAGAAGATCCATGAGAGGATTGAGAACGCTAAAAATAACAAGCGTACCCCCACAATTTGGACTGACACGTTGAAGGATGAGCGAAGACCCATTAAGAAAGTGGATCAAGGAAAGACAAGAGTTTTCTCTGCTGGACCTATTGATGCCACACTTGCTATTCGCAAGTATTTTTTGGGATTTGCCGCTCATTGTGCACATAATCGTAATGCCAATGAAATTTCTGTTGGTACGAATGTGTACTCTCCTGATTGGACTCAGATTGCTGATCTCATGTCAATGAAAGGACCTAAAGTCATTGCTGGAGATTTTTCCAATTTTGATGGAACTTTGAATGTGCAGATATTGCATGCCATTTGTGAGATTATCAATGATTGGTATGATGGGACTGAAGAGGAAAGCCAAGTTCGTTCTGTCCTGTGGAAAGAGATGTGTAATTCTGTCCATTTATGTAAGCAGTTAGTTTACATGTGGACTCATTCTCAACCCTCAGGATGTCCGTTGACGGCTATCCTCAACTCCATCTACAATTCCATTTCAGTCAGATATGTTTGGATGTTGATTACCAAGGGTTCACCTTATCACTCCATGAGTGCATTTCGCAAGCATGTAAGTATGGTGGCCTATGGTGATGACAATGTTCTTAACATTTCTGATGAATGTTCCATTTTCTTCAACCAAATAACAATGGCTGAAGCTTATGAGACTTTTGGAATGACCTACACTGATGAAGCCAAGACTGGTGAGATGGTTCCTTTTAGGACCCTTGATCAAGTTAAGTACTTGAAGAGGAGCTTTGTTATGGATCATGAATCTGGACTGTATCTTTG